AAGCTGAAGAGGCCAGCGCAACCGAGGCACCAAAGGAAGTCGTTTTTGCAGGTCAGAAGTTTGACCTCCCGGCCAACACCCCGCCCGAAGTGGTGGAGAAGGTCGCGGAGATCGGCAAGCAACTGCAAGGTGACTACACCCGCAAAACCCAAGAACTCGCGTCACGCGAGAAGCAGGCCGCAGAGATCGTTCAAAACGAACTCAACCAAGGCAGGCAGCAAGTTCAAGCCGCCATCTCTCAGATTGAGGCCGCCATCCAAAACATTGGCGGCTTTCTTGACCCTGTGCAGATGGAGTATCTGAAGGCGGAAGACCAGAAAGAGTGGGGTATCCGCTTTCGGCTGCAAAACGGCTTCTTGCAAGCCAGCCAGCAACTCCAGCAGCTCAATGACCAAGACGAGCAGTTGAAAGCGCGACGCGCTGAGGCCGCCAAGCAGGAAGCATGGCAGCGGCTGAACGCCGAAGGCATCGACCGCAAAGGTCTGGAAGCGCTGTGGTCCGGGGCGAAGGAAGCCTACGGATTCACTGATGAGCGACTGTCTCAAGCAATCGACGCTGAATCGTGGCTTGTCCTGCGCGACGCAATCGCCTACCGGCAACTCAAGGCACAGAAGCCCGCGATCTCCAAGAAGGTCGCCGAGGCCCCTCAGTTGCCGAAGCCCAAACAACCCATGCCCCAAGACGTGCGCCAGAAGCTCGACGCCCGCAAGGCTGTCACCCGCAAGGGCGGCGCCTCCATGCGTGACCTGGCCGCGTTCATCGCAACCAATTCGAGGTAATCATCATGGCCCAGCCAACCAACCTTGTCTCCAAGTACGACATTCGCGGCGACCGCGAAGACCTGATCGAAGCGATCACCAACACCAGCCCCGAGAAGACCCCTGTGGTTTCCTCGTTCGGTCGCGCCACCGCCACCAACACCTATCACGAGTGGCAACGTGACAGCCTGCGTTCGGCCAACAAGGACAACGCCGCCATCGACGGTGACGACGCCACGCCTTCGGCCCGCTCGGCTACCAACCGCGTCGCGAACTACTCGCAAATCTTCCAGGACACCATCGCCACCTCTCGCCGCGCCAACCGCGTCAAGAAGGCCGGTCGCAAGTCCGAGCAGGCTTACCAAGTCGCCAAAGCCTACAAGGAACTGCAACGCGACATCGAGGCAATGGTGCTGTCGAACAACGCTGCCGTCGCTGGCAACGACACCACCGCCTCGAAGTCGGCAGGCGCTGGCGCGATGATCTACAGCAACATCTCCAGCGGTTCTGGCGGCTCCACCCCGTCGCACACCTCTGGCGCTGCAACCACCGCCCCGACCGCTGGCACCAACCGCACCTTCACCGAAGCTCTGCTGAAGACCGTCGCTCAGTCGGCCTTCTCCAACTGCGGCGAAGTGCCTCCGATGGTGGTCATGTCGCCTTCGCACAAGTCCACGTTCTCGGGCTTCGCTGGCATCGCTGTCAACCGCTTCCAAGTGGGCAAGGGTGAGCAAGGCCGCATCGTCGGCGGCGCTGACGTGTACATGAGCGACTTCGGCGAAATGGAGATCGTGCCGCACTACCTGATGGTGGGCTCGAACACCGTGTTCGGCTTCAACCCCGACTACGCCGCCATCGCCTACCTGGACGGCTTCAGCAAGCAGGCCCTCGCCAAGACTGGCGACAGCGACAAGGAGCAGGTGCTGGTTGACTGCTGCTTGGAGATGACGGCTGAAAACGCCCACTTCAAGATTGCCGACCTGACCGCCTAAACGGTCTGACGTGATCGACAAGGCCCCTTCGGGGGCCTTTTCCTTTTGGGGTCTCCAATGTCTGAAGGCTTTACCGAAAACGTCTCGTTTGTTGAGGACGTGTCCAACGGCGTCAAAACGACTTTGCACTTTCAGGGCGATCAACTGGTTGTCCAACGAGAGTACGACGCAACGCCTTGGATTGAAGCTGCAAAGGCGGCGAGGGCAGAGACGGCTGGCGAGCGATGGGGTGAGGGCCGAACTGTCGGCTACTTGCCCCCAGCAGAGCATGGCCGCTTTCTGCTTGAGACACGCGGATGGCCCCAAGAGGAAAAGCGCAAATGGATTCGTGCGTTCTTCCAGCAACGCCCGGATTTGGTCACCTTTGAGAAGTACCTGCTCAAATGAACTACGGTCAACTCAAAACCGCTGTCACGTCTTGGGCCAGCCGGTCTGATGTCGTGGCCGCCGACATGGTGGATTTGGCTGAGGCCGAGATTCGCCGCGATGTGCGGGTGATCGCTCAAGAGCAGATCGTGACGGGCTCGCTTGTCGCTGGTCGCTTTGCTGTGCCTGCGGACTTTCTGGAGTCGCGCCAACTTCTGATTGGCGGCAAGCTCTACAGCTTTGTGACGCCTGAGCAGTACCAGATTGAACAGGAGTTGCAGACAACGAGCCGCTACTTCACGCGTATCGGTGGTTTCTTCTACGTTGTCCACGGTGACGCAGAAGCCTACTCTCTGCTGTACTGCGCCGCCTTTGATGCGCTGTCGGCTGACGCTGACACCAATTGGCTGTTGACGAACGCGCATGACGTGTACTTGTTCGCCGCCCTGAAACATGCCGCAATCTGGCTCAAGGATGCCGCATCGGCTCAAGGCTATGGCGCTGTGTATGAGGCTGCTGTTGCCAAGCTGAACGGCTCCGACAAGGCTGCGCGGGTGGCTGGTCAGTTGACTGTTCGGGCTCGGGTGGTTGCATGACCCCTCTGCTCGGCTTCTCCCCCGACGTTGAGCCGACGACGCCTGGCGCGCTGATGGCGTGCTCTGCGCTGATTCCTGACGCCAAGGGGATGAGGGCGGCGCCGAGTGCGGCTGATGCTGGTTTGTCGGCCTTGGCTGCTGCCTGCCGTGGTGCTGCTGTAACGCGCAACCTGTCGGGCAATTCGCGGCTGTTCGCTGGCACGGCGTCGAACGTGTACGAACTGAGCGGCACGAGCTGGACGAGCCAAAGCAGTGGGCACACGCTGGGCTCGGATGATGTTTGGCGCTATGTGTCGTTTGGTAACGATGCTTTGGCGGTGTGCTCGTCTGTCGGCCTGCTTCGCTCCACGGGTACGACGTTCTCCGCTGTCTCTGGTGCGCCTGCTGCGAAGGTGATCGCAGTGGCGCAAGGCTTCGTGATGCTGCTCAATCACGGATCTACCCCGGATGGATGGAAGTGCTCCGGCTACCTTGATGTGACGACCTGGACGCCTTCTGTTGCCACGCAGTCGAACGAAGGCCGGTTGATTGAAGGGCAGGGCGCCATTACTGCTGGCCTGCGGATGGGTGACACGGTTGTCGCCTACAAAGAGCGCGGCATTTTTGTCGGGATCTACGTCGGCGGCGATGTGGTGTGGCAATGGACCATGCCCGTTGGTGATGTGGGCTGCGTTGGCGTTGAGGCTGTGGCCGATACCCCTCGCGGCCATGTGTTCGTTGGGTCGGACAACGTGTATTTGTTCGACGGGCACCGGGCTACGGCTGTCGGCGACCAGATCCGCCAATGGTGGATTGACAATTCATCGTCTCAGTTCCGCTATCGCACAAAGCTGATGTGGGACCGCGATAACGCCTTGGTGTGGATGTTCTACCCAGGGTTGAACTCGTCGGAGTGTGATCGGACGTTGGTGTTTCACGTTCCGTCTGGTCGGTGGGGGGTGTCTGATCTGACCGTTGAGACGGTGCTGAACTACACCAGCCAAGGCATCACCTACGACACGGGCGCATCTCTTGGCTACACCTACGACAGCGGACCGAGCTTCAGCTATGACTCGCCTTTCTGGCTGGCATCGAAGTCCAACCCGGCCATTTTTGCGGCAGATCACAAAATCAAGTCTCTCACCGGCATCCCTGGCGAATCGTCGTTCACGACTGGCGATTATGGGGACGAGACGCAGAGCACATTTCTTGGCCGCGTCAATGTCAGGTGGTCGCACATCCCTGATCTTGCGACTTGCCAAGGCTACATCAAGGAAACAAGCGGCGGCGTGAGCACTGAGGGAAGTTTGTCGGTCTTCGATGGCTCCAAGTTCCCAATGCGGCAGACGGGGCGCTTTCACAGCGTGACCGTGACCATGAGCGGCGACGCTCGCTTTTCTGCGGTTGATCTGATCTTGCAGCCAGCGGGGGTTCGATGAAGAAGCTGCCCGTTGAGCCCCGGTTGCCTTCTGGCGCCGGGATGGTTCAGCGCATCAATGAGTTGTTTCGGTCTGTGGCGCTGTCATTCAATGAAGCTGTTGACCGGATTTCAACGCCTTTGAGCGTGTCGGCTGTGACGGTCGGCGCGTCTCCATTTGATTACACCGCCGCGCGTGATGGGTTTGTGTCCATCGTCGGCGGCACTGTTTCTGCGGTGGCCTACATCCGTGAAGGTGTGTCTACCTCTCTCGGGGTTGTCGCTGTGGTTCCTGTGAAGAAGGGCGATACGGTGCGGATCACGTACACGGTCGCCCCTACGGTGGTGATGGTCTGATGGTTGAGCTGGTCCCGATTGATCGCAGGCACATCCATTCGGCCTGGTCGATGGGCGCCCATCGTCTGTCTGAGGCGTGCGATACGTCGGGCGGTGAGATCACCGGGGATCAGCTCAAGATGATCCTTGCCCGAGGTGAGCGGCAATTGATCGCGATGGTTCGCGATGGCTCGCCTGTCGGATGGGGCGTCATTCGGATTGATGACCTGCCGAACAAGCGCGTTTGCATGGTCACGGATATGTGGGCGCCCGGAGCCGGGTTTGCCGAGTTCCTGCACAAGCTGTGGGATTGGGCGTCGGCTGATGGGTGCTGTGAGATTCAATGCCAAGCCTTGGAGGCTCAGGCAAGGCTTTACAAAAGGGCGGGATTTGAGCCTGTCCGAACGCTGATGAGGTTCAAGAAATGACCAGCCGACGACATCTATACGCGGCAGAAATGCCGTTTGGTGACTCTGCGACCCGCCATTGTGCGGGTCGAGTCATTTATGGGGGTGGCGGCGGCGGTGGGGGCAAGTCCACGACATCTCAGGGGCTTGATCCTCGCCTGTATCCGTTGGTTGACACGTTCACGTCTCAGGCCCAGCAAGTCGCCAACACCCCGTTTCAGGCGTACACCGGCCAACGCTTTGCGGGCATGAACGCTGACCAGACCGGCGCGCTGGACATGATCCGCCAGCAGGCCGCGTCAGGCGTGCAGGGTCAGGCAGAAAGCGCCCTCGGCTCATTCCTTCAGGGCGGCCAAGAGAACCCGTTCTTGACGCAGCAGATCCAGAAGGCCCAAGCTGAGACGGCAGACGCCTACAACCGCCAAGTGCGCCCCAATCAGGTCATGCAGGCGGTGCAATCTGGATCGTTCGGCAATGCCAACGTGATGGACGCGCAGGCCAAGCAGGACAGCCAGTTGCAGCAAAACCTCGGTGACATTGCCTCAGGCATGAGGTTCAACGCCTACGCGACGGATCAAGGCAACCGCATGCAGGCGCTGGGCATGTCACCGGCCATCCAGCAAGCGGGCTTCACGAACGCGGGCCAATTGCTCAACGCTGGCAACTTGCAGCAGAACCAAGCTCAAGATCAAGCTGACTTCCAATTCCAGCAGTTCCAAGACCAGCAAAACGACCCGTACAAGAAGCTGCAAACCATGTCTGGCGTCTTCGGCACTCCCGGATTCCAGACCCAGACCACGACCCAGAGCGGCGGAGGTAAGTGATGTTTTGGATGCTACCCATTGCGGGCGCTGGCATCGGTGCCATGCTCGACAAAAAGAACCCGCTCAAAGGAGCGGCGCTCGGTGGATTGCTTGGCGCTGGTGGCGCTTACGCTGCCCCGTCGCTTTCGTCCGGCTTGCTCAACTTCTCTGGTGGGCAAACTGCCGCTCCGATTGTTGACATGAGCACAAAGGCGACAGCCGAGACGGTCGCTGGGCTTCCCGGCAAAGAGGGCGGCATGTTGGACGCCTTTGCGAAATATGCGG